CCTGGACGTGGCGGTTGCCGATCAGCCGGGTGAACGCCTCTTGCGAGCCGGCGGCATGCACCGCGATCTGGAGCGCGTCCAGCAGTTGAGCGGGCGTGCGCTCGGCCTTCGGCTGCGGCGGCGTGGGGTTAAGCGGCGTCTCGCGGTTGATCGCCTCGCGCCTGGTCTCCGGCTTCGGCTCCGGCTCCGGCTTCGGCGGCGTGGACGTGGGCTCGTGCTCGAGCGTCGGGCCGTTGTGCGGCGGCTCGCGGGCCGGCATGTCGTGATCGAACTCCTCCGGCGCATAGGCACCGAGCAGCGCGGCGGGGGTCCAGCGCCTCGCCCAGTTTCTACACCCGCTGTAGACAAGCTGCTGATCCGGCTGCTTTTTCCACATCTCGTTGCTGGTCTTCACGTCGCCAAGCCGGATTTCCATCGAGCGTGGCTCGGTCTCTCCGGCGCGCACCGCCGACACGGTGATCGTCCGATCATCTCCGGTGCCGGTCCATTTGTAATCGAACCCCCCGACGATGGCGCCCATGCTTTCCACCGCCGCCGCCATGATCTTGCCCTCGTAGCCCATCTTGCCGCCGATGTTGAACGAGTGCTGCGCCACGGCGAAGGGCGACATGCGCCACCGCATCGCCTGGTCTACCACCATGAGGCAGGTGCCGACGCTATCGTTCAGATGTTTCGGCAGTTCCTTGATCGTGCTCATGGCTTTTGCCAGGCGTACGGCGTCGTCAAACCCCTGCGGGACGATGCCGCTGGCTCCGATCGGGACGATGGCGTTCATGGTGTGGTCTCCTAGTTCCGCACGCGGATGGCGAGCGTTATTGAGTTCACGGGATGTGCTTCCAGAGTTTCCTGGTGCGAATGCGCCAGACATTCCCTGGTGTGATGCTGTAGCGAGCGACGACTGCAAAGACCGGCATGGTGCTGGCGCGTATTGCGCGCACATCGTCTTCGGTCAGTTTTGCGAGATTACAGTCTTCACCCTTCCGCGGAGGCCCTGGCCTGCCTCTGCCTTTGGCGACCATATCGGCAGCGTTATCGGCATGAGTGCCGACAAACAGATGGGCCGGATTGCTGCACAGAGGGTTATCGCAGGAGTGGCACACGAACAGTCCTTGCGGGACTTCCCCAATGTGCAACCTGTAAGATACACGATGTGCGCCTTCGGTCGTTTTTCTGCCGTCTTTCCAGAGGTTTATGAAACCATATCCATTCCTGGTGCCACCGCCCCATCCCCAACAGGCAGCAGGGTCGGGCGACTTTATAACAGATAGGTTGAATGTCTCCTCGGCTGTTCGCCGTAATCCGAGCCCCCTGCATTCCAGAGAACAACGCGTGCGACCTCGTTTAACCTCAGAGGGGTATGCGGCGTATTCCTTGCCACACTGAGCACAAGCCCTGATAATCACGGCACGTTCCTGGAACGTATGGCCAAAACCATTGCGTTGGGCTGGGCCAGCGATGCGCCCGGCACGGGCAGCCCGTCTTTGAGCGCCGACAGGACCGCCTTTTCGTCGAGGCGTTCGACGTAATAATCGTGCGGGATCAGCGATCTGTCGCTGTAGGTGACGAACGCGGATTTGCGCTTGAGGCTGGCGGTGTGATGCTCGGTCTGCACGGCGGCGCACCCGCTCGCGTCGATCGCCTCTTGCAGCGCCGCGCGGAGGTCTTTCTCGGCGGCGACGGCGGCTTTGTGCAGCGTCTCCGCGGCGACCACGGCATCAACGGCAGCCTGCATGACATCCATAATGTCCGTGCCTTGCGCGACCGCCTGCGTGGCGCGGGTGAAGGTGCGGCCGGCAGTGCCGACGCTCTGGGCGATGGCCGCCACACGGCTGCGCAAGGCCGTGGCGATGGTGTCTGCGTGGCTCATGCCGCTTCGTCCGGTGGCGTCTCCACCAGGCGCACCGTGTCTTCCTGCTTCTTGCGCTTGCGAGTGACCTTGGTCTTGGTCTCCATAACCTCTTGCGAGTGTTCGAATTTCACCCCACTGGCTTTGAGGTTCTGTAACGCCGTGTTCCATGGCGTCTTCACCGACGCGAACACGTCGGCGGCTGCGAAAACGTCATCTGGCAGTTCAATGACCGCACTCAGGCATAGCCGTTTCATCGTTTATCTCCATGGTCTGGGTGGTTCGGGCAGATCGCCCGCGTCGATCCTGCGCAGTAGCGCGCGGGCCTCGCTGCGCCAGTGCGGCACGCCCTCCACCGCGTCTTTCAGGCACCACAGCAGCTCGACGGCGTAGCGCTCGGCGCCGACGCGGTGCATCGTCTCGAGGTCGGCGTCGCTGAGCGTCATGGCGCGGGCTCCTGGGCTGATGTCCGGTAGCCGCTGATCTGCATGAGATACCGAATTGCGGCAGCGGCGCGCCGGCTTATCGAGGCTGTTTCCTGGCCGCTGTTTGCGGTTCCACGATCGGCGGCGTTGGCGAGCCGATCGCATAGCTGCGCGACCTCCTCGGCCGTGTAGCCGCCGAAATCGTCCTTGAGGTCGGCGTCGGTGGCGGTCATGGCGCTGTGTCCTCCATGAGTTCCAGCAGTTCCGCCTCGGCCGCTGCGGGCGTGGCGCCGGTGCCGACCGGGCAGTGACAGTCCGGGCAGCCACAATAGGTGTCGGCATCGATCGCGTAGTACCGCTCGGATGCGGGCGCGTAGCCGGTGTTGTCCGCGTGCACGACGATGTTCATGGCACGCTCTCCGTGGTCAGCGCGGCCAACTCGGCGCGCATCTCGGCGACGAGGCCGTTGTCGTCCAGCGTCACGCCATGCAGGAGGCGCACTATCTCGGCGGCGTGGTCCCAGCCGGCAACGAAGCGTTCAGTGCTGCATTGGTGGATCAGGCGCGTCATGGCATCGACGTTCATGGCTCTACACTCCGTACGAACGGGGAAACATGATGAACCGGCCGTGCCGGTCGCGGTCGCCGGCCTCGATCTCGTCGCGTAGCTGCTGCTGCGCCATCTCGGCGCGATCGACCAGCATGTCCTGCGCCTCGGCCAGCAGGGCGGCGCGGGCCGCGATGATCAGGTCCAGCGGCACCGGCTCGCCGTCGTGCGCGTCGCTCCAGGCGTCGGCCGCCATGTCCACGGCATTCTCCACGCACGACAGCAGCAGGTGCTGGTCGTCGGTCAGGTCGCCGAGAAAATCGGTGTCGTGGATCGCGGCGTGGACCAGCTCGGAGACGCCGAGTCGGGCACCGTTTGTTCTGTTATTATCTACGGATGACGCCGCAACTTGTTGGCTGTCACGCGCGGTTAACGATGCGGCGCTAACGCCATGATCCTGCAATGAAAGATCACTGGACTCCTGACATGAGAGTGCCACAATTCGCGGATGGTGCGGCCGGCGCCCATCCCCGGACCCTCCGGCAACACTCAGGGGGAGGTCCGCGTGCCGTTCCATCCCGTCGAAATCGTCGGACATGAAAACCATCCATCGGTTGATGGAAGGATGCTTACCATAGGGAAGCGTTCGCGGCAAGCGTTTACTGTGGGTATCTTTGAAAAAAGATTACCCCCGGTAAGCCGTCCGCTTACCGCCTGTCCGGTCTGTGACGGGTTATCCGACTTTGGCGGGCGTCGCGCTCATTTCCGCTGGATGGCGTTTCTCCTCGAGTTCTCGTCGGATATCACCGGCCACTCCGAGGAGTTCGAGCAGATTCTCCTGCTGCCGCGGGGAGATCATCACAAAGCGGCGGAGTAATGCCACCTGCCGGCGATCAGTCACTAGGACTCCGACCTGACTATTGACGCCAACGTCGTGCAATAGCGCGCCGGGGTCGACCAGCGTCGCTTCGGCGATGCGGCGCACGTTCTCGCGTCCTGGGCTTTTGCGGTGGCTTTCCCACTGCCCGACCAACCCATGAGTGACACCGACCGCCAGCGCTAGTTCGCGCTGAGACATGCCGGCCGCGATCCTCGCTCGCCGAATCCGATCGCCAATTGTCATGCCTTGATTGTTGGCACGCGACAGACTGACCTGGGGGAAGCAATCGCGCTTGCCTGCCACGCTTCCCCGTGGTAAGCGTGAATTATGACCAACGGAATGGACCTGATCCGAGCGCAACGGGGGCTGCAGGCCAAGGTTGCTCATGGCCTGGGAGTGACCCGCGCCGCTGTCGTGAAGTGGCGGCAGGTGCCGGCGGAGCGGCTACTCGAGATCGAGCGCATCACCGGCATTCCGCGCGAGCTGCTGCGGCCGGACCTGTTCCGCACACCTGCAATAGCGGCGTAGCGCCGATGATCGCGCGCACCATCACCGTCCAAGCCACGCATCCGCACATGACACCGCCGTTTCCGTAGCGCGTCAGCACCGCGTCGGGGGACGCGGCAGGGGAGAAACGTCACCATGGCCAGAGACTCTAGCCCAGCGGCGGCCTTCCCGTGGCGTTGAAGGGTAACGCCGCCATCCTGCGGGAAATGCAGGGTATTCTTCGCCTGGCAGCCGAACCGCTGACCCCGTGCGACAACGCCAAGTCGCGGATCGCGCGCGCGGCTGCCGTGTTGAGCCTGCCGTACCGGCGGGCCTACAGCTTCTGGTATGGGGAGGAGCGGGCCCGCGTACGGGCCGAGGAGGCGGCACGACTGCGCGCCGAGGCTGACCGGCTGCTGCGCCTGAAGCTGGCGCGGCTGGAGCAGGAAATCGCGATCTTGCGGGGGCAGATCGATGCTGAGGAAAGCGCTGGTCTGGCTCGCCGACAAGATCGTGCAGTTGGCAAAGCGGATCCACTAACCGGCGGGTGCTGCTCGTGACCCGCCGGCTAGTAGAGCTCCCATTCGCTCGGGGGTGGTCAGGGCCGGTTGTAGCGTTTGCGCGCTGCGCCGGCCCGCTCAGCATAGGCACGTTGCAGATTCGCACGCAAGGGCTTGTGCCGTGACCGCCCACCCCGCGGTCTGGACCACGATGGGCGGCGCCGAGTTAGCGCGTGAGTTGTGGGACGCCGGCACGCACACCGCTGTCATCGGCCGCGAGGTCGGCACGACCAGCGACGCGATCGTCGGGTTCGCCCACCGGCACGGCTGGCCGCCGCATCCGCGCCAGCCGGTCGGGGCCGAGTGGCGGGCGCAGCGCAAGGCCGCCCAGGCCGCGCAGCAGGCGCCGAAGCCGCGTCGGCACCGCAAGCCTGCACCGCCGCCTGCGCCCGCTGTAGCGGCTCCTAAGCCGCCGCGTGGGCCGCGTCGCGAGGCGTGCAACCCGGAGCCGCTGGCGGTGCCGACGAGGCGCTTCCGCTCCTGCCAATGGACGGACTGCGAAGGGCGCCCTTGGGTGTTCTGTGATGCGCCTACGGTGGGCCCGGGCGGTGTGTGGTGCGCCGAGCACCGGGCGGTCGCATATTATCGCACGCGGGCGCTGCCGGAGGTGGCAGCGTGACCCGCCGGGCGTGGACTGGGGCGGAGCGGCTGCGGCTGCTGCGCCTGGCCGACACGCTGCCCACGGCGGCGCTGGCCGAGCGGTTCGGGCGCACGCCGGGGGCGATCCGGGTGAAACTCTGGCAATTGCGCGGACGCGTCCGTTCGGAACCACCAGCGACGATGACGAACCCGGTGACGCGCGCCGCGGCAGACGCGTGCCTGGCAGCCGAGATCGCGGCGGCGCGGGCCGAGCGCGCCACGGCGCCGCTGTACCGCGGAGGGCCCTTGCTATGGTGACGGTCGACACCGACGCCGCATGGGCTGCCGAGCAGCCGCGCGTTGCCAGCGACGAGGCGGAGCGGATGATCGGCGGTTACGCGGCGTATCTGATGCGCGCGATCGACTGCCTGCCGCCCAGCGAGCGGCGCGCCGTGGCGAACGATATCGCCGACCTCCTCATCAGCCACTTCGGCAGGCTGCAATGACGCGCCAGTACTTCGCCGAACAATGCGCAGAGGCTGGGGAGCGCATGACTGCGGTGTTGTTCCAATACCCGCGCCCCGTAGGCGTGAGTGTGCTGTTCGGCCTCGTCGCATCGGTCATGACAGTCAACGGCATCAGTCGCGACAAGGCGATCGCCGCGATCGATAGCGCGCTGGAGGACATGAAGAATGCCGCCGATGCGGCGCTGATCTCATCGAGGCCGCCGCAATGAGCTTGCGCGCTCCACACTTCGCGCTGACCGCACCCGTGGTGCCGGAGCATTCGATCCAGCGCACGGTCGCCGGCGTGCTGCGCCTGGAAATCGGGCCCGAGGCGAAGATCAGCGCCGAGGGGGTTACGTGGTTCTCTATTGACCACGCAAACAACCACGGCGAAGTGCCTGGCATCCGCGTTGGACGCGGCATTCCGCCGGGCATCTGGGATATGCTCGTGCTGTATCAGGGGCGCGCGCACTGGATCGAGCTGAAATCGCGCGATGGTATCGTTTCTGATCCGCAGCGCAGTATGGCAGCGACGCTACTGCTATCGGGCTGTCGTATCGGTGTGGCGCGCGATAGCGACGAGGTGCTGCGCTGCCTCGACGAATGGCAAATCCCGCGGCGGCATCGCGTGAAGGTGGCCGCATGACCACCGCCCCGCAATACACCGGCGAGTTGCGCCGTGGCGACGCGCCCAACACGGTGGTGGGCAGCATCACGGATTCCTGGGGCTGGCGGATCGAGCTGCGCGGCACGCTGGGCCCGGCGACGCGCGCCTACGTGCTCACCGGCACGCTGGGTCCGGTGCCGCCGGCGCTGCACATCGCCACGATCGACGGGCCGCGCGCCGAGGAGGCGGCGGAATGACCCCCACCGACCGCATCGCGTTGCTCCAAGCCGCCCTGCGCGAGCTACGCGACCAGGCCGCGGCGGTGCACACCCGGCTGGACCTGCGCCTGGACGTGCCGCCGAGCCTGCTGGCGAGCCTGCTGGCGGCGTGCAACCACGCGGACCTTGTGCTGGGCGGCCCGCCGTCTGTCCCCGCTGGTGCGCCCCTACAGGCGGCGGAAACCAAGCCGGCGTTGCCGAATGCGGAGGCGGCGGAATGACCGGCATTCAAGAAAGAGCTGATCTCGCCCCGGCAGGATGGCAACCCGAACAACGGGGGCGGCGTGGCTCCTGTGATGCGCGCCCGCATTGTGGACGACGCGCCGTTGCTGGCGTGGGGCGCGGCGCAGGAGGCGGCGGAATGACCGCGTTGCGGCACCCTGCGATTGGGGCCAAAACGGCAACGGCGCCGGGGATGATCCCGACGCCGCCACCGAGGAGGGAGTGCGATGGTACCGCACAAACTCCTGCCGTGGATAGTCGTGCGCTTGACGCTGGTCGTCAAGATCAAGGTTATCAGGCGGTAGGGTTGGGGGCCAGCTCCGGCTGGCCTCCTTCCCCGGCGCCGGATAGCGGCTGGCGGCACCGCATCGAATCGTATAACAAAGGCCCGTGTCGGCTGGAACCGGCACGGGCCTGTAACTTGTTCAACCCGCCGTTTGCCGCGGCGGTTGCATGGGGAAAACACGCACCCCCTATGTGCCACAGCGGACGAGCGGCTGCAAGGGGGAGCCTATGCTCGCACGCACGCCGTGGCGCCTCATGACCGCGCCGCGCAACCTCTATGGCCTTGCCCGCGAAATGGGCCGGCCCGTCGCCAGGGGCGAAATCCCGCTCGCTCACGCCGACGCCGCGCTGTGGGTGGATACCCTCCAGCAAGAGCGCGACGGCGCCCTGGGCCCGCTCTATGCCTGCGACGTGGCACGCTTCAAGCGCTGGCTGCTCCGCCAGGAGGTGGAGCGGCAGCAAGTAGCCCGCGACCTAGCGGCACACCGCATCCGCCGCGCTGTCCAGCCTATGCTCGCTGGCCGCCGGCGCAGCAACGCCGTGCTGGCAGAAGCCCACGGCGTCAACGGCGCGGCCGGCTTCCCTCTCACCGAGGAGGAGGTAACGGATGTCGTCCGACGCGAAATGTTCTTCGCCCTCCCGGTCGCACCAAGGGGACTCCGCCATGCCGGATGATCCTGTCATCAATGCCTACGACAAGGGCGGCTACCGCCCCAAGCTGTCCGTGGTCGGCTCGCAGGAGCACGACACCACCCTGGCCCCGCTGGTGTTGCATCCGGCGCGGCTGCCGGACCCATGCTCGATTCCGCCGCGCCAATGGCTCTACGGCTCGCACCTGATCCGCGGCTATGTCTCGGTGTTGGTGTCGCCCGGCGGCACCGGGAAGAGCGCGCTGGCCATGGCCATCGTGCTCGAGTTGGTGGCGTATCGGCGGCTGCTCGGAAACCATGTGTTTTCACAGGTCAACGGCGCCATCTTCAACCTGGAAGACCCCATGGAGGAACTCGAGCGCCGCGTCGCCGCCCTGATGCTGCATCATCGCATCGACCGGGACGCACTCCAAGGCCGGCTGTTCCTCCACGACGGCGAGGGCCGCGGCCTCAAACTCGCATCGCTCGATACCGACGGCTTCACCGTCGCCTACCCCGACGAGCAGGCGCTGATCGAGCAGATCCAACTGAACAGGATCGGCATCGTGGTGTGCGATCCGTTCGCCGAAAGCCACAGCCTCGAGGAGAACAGCAACCCGCACATGGTCAAGGCCGCCGCCGCCTGGCGCCGCGTCGCCCGCGCCACCGGCTGCGCCGTGCTGCTCGTCCACCACGTCCGCAAAGGCGATGCCACCAGCATCGATGCCGCACGCGGGGCCAAGGCACTGACGGATTCGGCGCGCGTCGGCCTGCTGCTCACCACCATGACCGCTACCGAGGCCGAGGGCTTCGGCATCCCGACCGACGACCGCCACCAATACGTCCGGCTCGATGACGTGAAACGCAACATGGCGCCAGCCGGCCGCGCCGCATGGTTTCAACTCGCCCAGGTGCCGCTCGGCAACGGACGGCCTGGCTACCCCAACGGCGACAACGTCGCCGCGATCAGCGCCTGGCAACCCCCCGATGTCTGGCAAACCACCGCAGTGCCTGACCTCAATGCCGCCCTAGACCGCATCGACGCCGGCATGAAGGGCGGCAGCCGATACACCGACAGCCGCCGCGGCGATGCTACACGATGGGCCGGACACATCATGATCGAGATGTTTCACGTCACCGATAAGCAGGCCGCCAACATGCTCGCCGCATGGCTCAAGAGCGGCGTGCTGTTCAAGGAGGATTACTTGGACAAAGCCCAACGCAAGGAACGTACCGGCCTCAGCGTCAACCCACTGAAGCGCCCAGGTACTCGTCATGGCTGAGCGTTATGGCGCACTTTATGGCGCGTTGTGGCGCACCAAAAGCCGGCGTTGCTCGGCGTTGCGCCATAAACGGCCTCCGGCCGTATTTATGGCGCAGCACAGCCGAATGCTTAGCCGAATATGGCGCACTTTATGGCGCATGTGGCGCACGCCATGAGCAGCTTCCCGGAAGGCTTTTGCATCGAGCACGACGGCCAGACCTATCGCCCGGTGAGGCTTCGCAGCTACATCGCCGCCGCCGGAAACCCCGTGCAAACCATCGACTGGGCAACAGAGTGCCCGTCCTGTGGTACGACGTTCGAGATATTCACCAAGCTGCACTTCAGGGAGCCGACGCGTCGTTGCCAAGCCTGCAAAGCGCCAGGCCGTCCGGTGCGGTTGGATCGGAGCGCCGCATGACCCGCCTCATCCGCTGGCTCCGATGGCGCTGCTTTCGCATGCGTAGGTGTTCGTTCCGATGACCAAGCCAACCGACGCCCAGATCCTCGAGGCCATCCGTCCCGACGCGCGACGGATCGCCGACCAAGCGCTCGAGCGCGCCAACGGCGATGTCCGCATCGCCCTCGCCCTTCTCGGCATCGCCGTCGATCACGTCGTCAAAGCCGCCGAACCAAGCCTGCGCACCAAAATCCTCGACCACTGGCTCAGTGCGTTCAGACCACATGGGAGCGCGTTCCGATGAGCGATGACGCTCATAGCAGCGTTCCATCACAGCAGCGCGGCTTGCGCCCGTGGCCCGCCGGCGTCTCCGGCAATCCAAGCGGTCGCCCAAAGGGCCTCGAAGCCATCTGCCGCGCGCACACACAGAAATCGGTTGATGTTCTGGTCGCTGCGTTGAGCGACGAGGATGCCAGAGTTCGCATAACCGCCGCTGGTATGCTGCTCGATCGTGGATGGGGTAAACCATCGCAATCAGTTACCGATGCAACTACTGGCGAGAAGGTCACGTTTCTGCATCTCGTTGCCGCAAGATCCATCTCCGAGCAGATCAACGGCGATCGCGTGTTTGAGGCGGAGCATACAGACGTAGATACAGCGCAGAAAGCGCCACCGAATCTGCTAGAACCTGCGCTGGAATAGCGATGGCGCTCAACCTCCAACATCCGACCGAGCCGTTCGACTGGGCCAAGGCCATCAGCGCCAGCGCCAATCCGTTCGACACCGCCATGGCGCGATACGTGCGCGCGCCGATCGCATTCGTGCGCGAGGTGCTCAAGGCTGAGCCCGACAAGTGGCAGCTCGACGCATTGCGCGCGCTTGCTCGCGGTCACACTCGCATCAGCATTCGGTCGGGACATGGCACCGGCAAGAGCGCATTCGCCGCATGGGCGCTGGTGTGGTTTATGAACACACGCGCGCCGTTCAAGGCTGTAGCTACAGCGCCCACATCGCCGCAGTTGTTCGACGTGCTGTGGCCCGAGTTGCTCAAGTGGCACAAGACGCTGCCGCCCGCGTGGCAGCAGCTCTGGGACCTGACATCGGATCACCTGAAGCTCAAGGCCGACCCGGAGAGCTTCGTCACCGCGCGCACCTCGAGGCCAGAGACGCCGGAGAGCATGCAGGGCGTCCACAGCACCAACGTGCTGCTGGTGTGCGACGAGGCCTCGGGCATCGCCGAGCCGGTGTTCGAGGCGGCGGCCGGCAGCATGTCGTCAGCCGGTGCGACCACGATCCTGATCGGCAATCCAACGCGATCTACCGGGTTCTTCTGGAGGACGCACGCGACTGAGCGTGGCAGGTGGTTCACCATGAAGGTGAGCGGCCTCGACAGCCCGCGTGTCACCGCGGAGTTCGTCCAGGAGCACGCTGACCGCTATGGCCTCAACAGCACCGCATATCGCGTGCGTGTGCTGGGCGAGTTCCCCGAGGCCGACAGCGACACGTTCATTGCCGGCGAGCTGGTCGATCAGGCAATGCAACGCGACGTTGCGCTCGATCTCACCAAGGCCGAGGTGTGGGGCCTCGATGTTGCACGATTTGGTGACGACAGCAGTGTGCTCATCAAGCGCCGCGGCTATGTCGTTACCGAGCCACCACGGGTGTGGCGGCAATTCGACACCATGATGCTCGCGGGCGCGGTGAAGCACGAATACGACCTAATGGCGAACAACAAGCCGGCGCTCATTGCGATCGACGCGATCGGCATCGGCGCTGGCGTCGCCGACCGGCTGATGGAGCAGGGTGTGCCGATCCTGGCCGTCAACGTCGGCGAGGCACCGAGCACGACCGGGCGGTATGTGCGTCTGCGCGACGAGCTATGGGGCAGGGGGCGCGAATGGCTGGCGTCGCGGATGTGCCGGCTGCCACGTGATGAGCAGTTGCGCGATGACCTGGTGGCGCCGCGCTACACTTACACCAGCGACGGGCGGGTGCAGATCGAGAGCAAGCAGCAGATGCGTGCGCGTGGCCTGGCGTCACCGGATCGCGCCGATGCGTTCCTGCTGACGCTGGCGGAGGCTGGCATGATGGTGAGCAGCCAGTCGGATGCCGGGCTGTATGCACAGATGCCACTACGGCCTAGGATATCTGGGATGGAGTACTGACATGGGCGAAGCCGTTTGGGAGATCGCGCAGCAGCGTTTGGACAAGCTGCTGACGAAACGCGCGCGCAAGTTCCGCCTCAAGGAGCTGCGCCAACCGACTGCCAGTGGTTACATGGATTTACCAACAGCGCTCGAATACGCCGTGTTGATGGCGGAACTCGAGCGCCACCAGAAACACACTGCCAGGGAGATGTCGGACCTGATGTATAAAGCGGCGGCATTGGGTGAACTCAAGACCAGCATCAACGTCGATGGCGTGCGGATCGAGGTGCCCGCGTCAGCATTCCAGCTAAGGCACTGACACAATGTCGCCGATCACGTTGATTGTGGTGGTGCTGGTGGTACTGCTGTTGGTAGGCGGCGGCTGGGGTTGGCGCGGCGGCTACTACAGCACCTACCCGTACTACGGCTACGGCGTGGGCGGGGTCGGCCTGATCGTGGTGATCCTGCTGGTGCTGCTGCTGCTCGGGCGCATCTGATGATGGAGGTGGTCATGCGTGTAGGTGCGATTGTATTGACGGCCGCGCTGTTGCTGCCGACCGCGGCGCTGGCGCAGTCTGGCACTGGCAGCATCGCGGGCGGTGGCGCTACCACCAATGCTAGCGGCACGATCGCGTCGGCGTCGACCTCGCAGCAGGTGCTGGCGGCGAACAGCAGGCGCGTCGGCTGCGAGATCCAGGCGTTGGGCAGCACTGATCTGTGGGTGGCGATCGACGGCAATGCGTCGAACGGCGCGGGGTCGTGGTGGCTGCCGGGCGGGTCGCTGTATCGCTGCCCGGCCACGGTGCCGACGGGCAGGATCAGCGTGTGGAGCGCCACACAGGGCGCGGCGTTCACCGCGCAGGAGTTCTCGCGATGAGGCGGTGGCTGGCGCTGGCGGTTGCGGCGCTGCTGCTGGCGCAGCCGGCGGCGGCGGACATCGCGTTTAACCCGCGAGTGCCAGTCGTGGTCGCGACTGCCGGGCCAGTGACACTGACCGGGATCGTGCCGGAGACCGTCATGGCGTCGCTGCGGATACCGGCGAACTCGATCGGCAGGAATGGCGCGGTCGAGGTGACGGCGCTGTGGTATTATACCAACAGCGCCAACAACAAAGTGCTGATCTCGCGGTTTTCCTCGACGCCGGGCAATACCGGCAGTCTAATCAACGGGGCGCTTACCGTGACGACTAGCGCTGGTGCGCAGACGCTTACGATATTACACGCCAACAATGCGACCAACGCGCAGAACAGCCAGTCGCTGAATATTTCGGCACCGTTCGGGTTTACCACCAACCCGCCCACCACAAGCGCCATCGACACGACTGCCGACACGTATATCAACCTCACCGGCACGGTCGCGGCAGCCGGCGAGACGCTGACGCTGCAACATGCGTATGCCGTTGTGTTGCAGGCGAACTGAGATGCCATCGCTGCTCGATCCTGACGACGACCAGACGCTGGCGCAGACCGGCGCGGGGCTGCTGCGGATTGGGCAGGGCGACGGCAGCGACCAGGGCGCGGCGCTGGCGGATCTGTATCGGCGCGTGAGCGACTACATGGACCAGCCGGCGCAGGCTCAACAGGGGAACGGGCAATGAGCGGCACGCAGGGCACCCAGACACCGCTGCCGGCAGGGCCGATGCGCCCAGGACTGCCGGAAACCGGCGGCATTGGCGGCGCCCAGGGCATGCAGCCGGGCGCTGGCGGGCTGCTGTCGCCGAGCATGTGGCAATCCAGCCAGCCGCCGCCGGTGCCGCCGCTGCGCGGCCTGATGCGCCCGACCGGGCAGCCGCCGGGACACGACCAGATCTTCGCCAACCTGAGCAAAGGCCCGTCCGACACCACGCTGCCGCCGGACAGCGACGACAGCCTGCCGGGGATGCTGCGCCCGTATGCCGCGGGGTTGCGCCCGACCCTGGTGCCGACCTCGGCGCCATGGCAGCAGGAATTTGTGTATGAGCGGCTCGGCAAGTCGGACACCGAGATCGCCGGCATCGCGCGCTACTATTTCAAGATTGCGCAGAACTACGATCAGTATCTCAGCAGGGAACGCATCACGGCATCGCAGTATTATGCCGGCCGGCCGCTCGGCGACGAAGAGCCTGGGCGCAGCCAGATGGTGCTGACCGTGGTGCGCGATACCATCCGCGCCACGCTGCCGAGCCTGCTGCGCGTGTTTACCGGGGTCGAGGATCCGGTGAGCTTCGAGCCGATCTCGTCGGAGATCACCGGCGACGATAAGCTGGCGACCACGTTGGCGCGGCAGGCGACGGACTACTGCCGCTGGGCGCTGTTCACCTGCAACCCCGGTTGGCAGGTGCTGCACGACGTGCTGCTCGATGCTTTGACGCGCAAGGCCGGCTGGGCGCGGTGGCACTGGGGCAAGCGCGAGGTGACCCGCACCGAGGTGTGCGAGAACCTGCTGCTGCCGCAGTTGCAGGGGCTGCTGGCGGAACCAGGCATCGAGGCGCAGCGCATCATTCGCCGGCCGATCCAGCCCTCCGAGTTGCAGCTGCTCGCCAAGGTGCCCGAGGTGGCGATGTATCTACAGCAGGGTGGCGCACCGGAGTATTGGAGTGCCACGTTGACGCGGCACGCGGCGCAGAACTGGCCGGTGGTCGAGGCGGTGCCGAGCGAATGCGTGTGGGTGGTGGCGGATGCCAACACGGTGGAGGGCGCGCGAGGGATCTTCCACGTCAGAGACGTTCCCGCCTCCGACCTGATCGAGATGGGGCTGCCGGAAGACAAGGTAATGCGGCACCTCGACAGCATGATGAGCCCGCTGCGTCGGCGCGAGGCGATCGCGCGCAACGAGGCGTCCGGCCACAACATCCGCGGCTCCGCGCCGAACGACCGCAGCATGCAGCTGGTGCGCTACGCCGAGGGCTGGATCAGGTGCGACGCCGACAACGACCACCGCGCCGAGCTGCTGCACGTACACATGCTGGGCAATGCGACGGAGCTGGTGCAGTGGGAGCGCACCGACGAAATCCCATTGGCGTGTTTTACTCCGTACAGGGAACCCGGAAGAATTATCGGCTCCTCGCAGGCCGACATGGTGATGGACCTGCAGCGTACCGAGACGCGGGTGATGCGCGCGGTGCTCGACAGCCTGGGGCAGAGCATGTTCCCGCGTACCGCGGTGGTGCTGGGCCAGGCGAATTTGCAGGATGTGCGGCAGACCGCGATCGGCTCGATCATCCGCATCACCCAGCCGGGCGCGGTGACCGAGTTGGTGAAGCCGTTCGCCGGCAAAGAGGCATTACCGGTGATGGAGGTACTCGAGGCGGTGCGCGAGAACCGCACCGGCATCACACGCGCGAGCCAAGGGCTATCGCTCGACCAGTTGCAGAGCACGACGCCGGTGGCGGTGTCGCAGCAGACATCGGCGGCGCAGGACCGGCTCGACATGATGGCGCGCACCCTGGCCGAGACCGGACTGGCGCCGCTGTATGCCGGCATTCTCAAAATGATGGCCAGGCAACAGGATAGACCCAACGTGATCCGGCTGCGCGGCGAGTGGATCAGCATCGACCCGCGGGCGCTGGCCACGATGTGGCAGACGTCGGTGAACGTCGGCGGCAAGGGCATGCCGATGGAACGGCTGGCGATGCTGGCGCAGATCGCCGGCAAGCAAGAGATGCTGGTCGCGCAAGGCGGCTTGAACAACCCGCTGGCCGGGGTGCCGGAATACCGGAACACGCTGTCGCGGATGCTGGAAACGGTGGGGATCGCTGATGTGAGCAGCTACTTCAAGCCGTTGCCGCCCGGCTGGCAGGCCCCACCGAACCCACAGCCGCCACCCGATCCTAGCCTAATTCTCGCCAACGTGCAGGGCCAGAAGACCAGCGCCGACATCGAGGCGCAGCGGGCCGAGGAACAGACC